GTCAACTCAATTACTTTATCTTTCGCATTATCCTTTGCAACCTCTAAGTCAAAATGTTTGATAAGCTGTCGCTGAAGGTCGAAAGAAATCTGAGACAAGGCGTAGTTCGGAGACATAATTAAAATGTGTGAACCAGGAACTAGCGATACTAGTTGCCCAATTATATTTGCGATATACGTTTTGCCCTGACGACGAGAAATCGCTGCCGTAACAAAACGATATTTATTATTATTTATCGCATTTATGATCGCCATTTGAGACGGAAGAGGTTTAACGCCGAGTAGCTCCAAATAGGGATCTACTGGTAATTTGAGAAACCTTGTCTCAGATTGAAAATCAACAATTTGCTCAGAGACTAAGTCTCTTCTACTTATTTCTACTGCCATGTTACCTTCTTATTTTTCTTTAGCTTTTCCTATATTCAGTGCGAATACATCAATGTATTTGTAGATTTTGCTCCAAATGTTATCATCTATAGGAGTTGGAGTAGTTGCTGCAATTGCAGAACAAACACAGCAAATTACGGGAAGCGTATATAGTATATCAAATACTGTTAAAATAAAACTAATCATTTCTTACCGCTCCATGCTTGGGCACCAAAAAAGGCAGCCACTAAGCCTGCGACAGCGACAAAGTATGTCGGTGCCATATCACCAAGAATGCTGGAAGCTTTTTCCAGCCCAGCAATATCAGCAATAACAACAGCGAAGGGGTAGAACAGCATACCAGCAAGAGAGAACCACGCCATATTTCGTTGTGCATCTCGCATTGCGTCAGCATCCTCGAGTTCTTTACGCTTAAACTCCATGTACATTGCTTTCTCTTGGTCATCTACCTTACCATCTCCATTTACATCTGCAGGGTGATACCCTGACTTTTTAACTTCTTCTTCGCTCATAAATTAATGCTTTTCCAAAAGCATATCGAAAACAACTCCCATTTCTGAAGTTGCTCCAGCTTTTGCCCGAAACTGAATGTCAGTTTTTTGAGTTATAACGAGAGGGACTACATATTCGTAATTTATAGTATTTGAAAAAGTTCCAAACTGTCCCTTTACTTGCCATGCTCCATTATCGATTGCTTTTGTTCGAAGCTGTACTTGGGCTTCTTGATTTTTAGATAATGAAGCCTGAAACTTTACTAAGTAAACATTATGCCCTCGAGGTACGGTATAAACGCCCATAAGAGTTTGTCCGACACCTGCAGAAATTTGAGCAACGTCGGAGCCGCCAATCGAAGCTATTATATTACCTGCATTTGTTTCTCCGGTTCCAGCAGTAAGAATTCGCATTCGAAATACTCGTAAGTATGTGTCAGACCCCGTTGTGACTGCAGTTGTACCATTTAATGTAACAGTACTTGTTTGCAAATCATAATTTGCATCAATTCCTTGAATTTCTATAGTTCGTGCACCTGTTCCCGCACTAGCATCGTCTGTAGAAGCTGATACAATTGAAACTGCAGCTGCTGAAGTTGGTAAATTATGAGTTCCTAAATCTGTTATAGGCTCATAGGAACCTCCTACAGCAGTATTATAACCAAACTTATTTACATAAGAAAGTTTATTTAACTGGCCTTTTGCAATTTCTAAACCTTCGTCTATCACCACTTCACCTTATCGGCCCAATAAGCTGCGCTCATTTTGCCCTTTGCAATATTCTTACGATGACGTGCTTTAAAAGATGCACGCTTACGTTTCATTGCTTCGCTTTCTCCTGCTTTTGGCTTACCCGCTGTTTTTGCGCCTTGCTGCCCGAATCTAATTAACTTAGTTTTATGTCCCTCTTGAGCTAAAACAATGTGTGATTTTGTTTTATGCCCTGGAGTACGCTTAGGTTTATTCACCCCCTTTAACCTATAACGCTTCAATGTAGATTTAGTTCTTTTTCCGTGAGCCACGTTTTTTCTTCCCTAAAGCTATTCTTCGTTCAATTAATGACCGAGGAACCGGCTTTCCTTGTTTGTAAAGTTTAGCAATTTGTTTTATAACTGAAGCAAGCTGAGACCGCTTTGTACCTTTTGTACCGCTAAGATACTTTTTCGGGACACGGGATTTTTTATCTTTTGCTACGCGTTTTGTTTTTGGCACGAGTTTCTCTCTTAATATCATTGTCTTGAGAGTGTCCTCCACGAATAAAAGAATTTACTCGTCCAAACGCCCATTGAGACATTGATGTTCCGGGTCGAGAACCAGAAGATAGATAAGCTCCTTGCCCACGACGATAAACTTTAGCAAGCTGTCCATATGTAAAGCGAGTCTTTTTTGCTTTTGTTTTTAGTGTTGCTTTAACACTCGCACTTAAAGGACGAGCAGCCCTTTTTGGAGCTGCTCTTTTCTTTTTAGCAGGTTTACGCTTTTTTACGGCCACTTTTCTTTCTCTTCAGTGCTCTCTCATAAGCTGAGTGAGTACTACCTGGCATGTATATTCTAGCTTTTCCTCTGCCATGTCCATGAATTCCCTTTAATCCAAGACTGCGAGCTTTTTTACGAGCCGCAGTCTTTGTTCTATAGCTAGGAGGCATCATTCTTATAAACCTTGCAAGAACTAGCGGCCTCAGCCTCTAGAACGACGCTTCTTACCTCCGCGCTTCTTGCCCTTCATAGGCTTCTTTTTATTTCCGCCCATGCTTTTTTGCTTTCTTAAAATTGCTTGTTGTAACGCTTTTGGTAGCTTTTTCTGCTTAGCTGTCAATGCCATTTTTGATTCCCTTTCGCAAGTCTTCTAGTACTTTGCGATCTTGCTGTATAATAACAGCTATAGGAGTCTGATTTTTACCACCCTTTGTGTGGGCAGGGTGAGACCACAAAAACTCATACTGATCGTGCTCTTCGTTTAGTTGTTGAACATACTCATCGAGCGAGTCTTCATCTACTTCTTCAACCATGTAAACAATTGCATCGTATTCTCCTAACGGGCGTATAAACTGCAACTGTGTAATAAGAACTTTATCATTCTGCCAAGATTGCCAAGACCAAGGACACACATCCTTTATCTTTTCAAAGTAACTATTCCACATCCTCAGCTGATGTCGGCTTACCAGGGTCGCCCTGACCCCGCTGTTGGAGCCGCTTTTTCTGCAATCTGTGCGTCAATATCGGCCTCAATCTCTGTAACTCGGTCAGTGCCAAGCGCGTCTTTTACCCAGCCAATCGCAATTGTCTCGGTAATGTCCGCCCACTCAACAAATGTACCACTGGGTGGTACAAGCCCAACACTTCCATATTGACCGCCAGAGTTGCCCCCGTCATTTTTTGATACTCGCCAATGCACGAGGTTAACCACGTTAGTGTGCCCGTCTTGTGATACGGTATAGTCCATTGCTGATACTTTCCATTGATATGACATCTTATCTCTCCTTCATAACGTCGAGGCTAGCTCAAACAGATCGTCCATTGCCTCATCATCTAAATCAAGTGCAGGGACGATAACAGCAACCCATACCGAGTTGCGCTCCACGGTAGAGGCGTACTCCCACTCAATCTGCACCTTTGATCTATCTGGCTCTGGCATCAAAGCAATGGCTTCCTCTACCTGCGACAGATAGCCTTGAGCAAGCAAGGCCAATCTAGCTTGCCGCATCGTGACAGCCATAGTGCTACGATTTTCTTCTGGAGTCTTGTCCCTGCCCGTATAAGTTTGCCACCATTCGCCGTTGCGTTCCTCAATAGGGCCGCGCTCAACCAGATCGAACGCTGTTTGCGAGTCGTGGTTTAGTACATAAAAGCCGTACTCCGCAAGTCTTTCTTCAGGTACAGCACCAGGAAACGATACGTTTGGATTGTCTTTTTTGACTTGGTCAATAGTGCAGGCAGTAGCTACACCATCAACGACCTTGCAGTATGGAAATTCAAAATACGTCATACGTTGTATATCCTTATGATTGCTGCACCGCTGTAGTCACCGGAAGTAGTCACCGTATGCGACACCGTTCCAGACGCGCCTGTTTTGTAGCTAACTCGAGATCCCCAGCCGGCTGCGCCTCCTCCTTTGCCTGCGGTAAAAGAATGGCTGAAAGCCGATGTAAACCCAGATGGAGTACTAGGTATGACGGCGCTACCGCCTATTGTTTGTGTTGTTTCGTAAATAACTACAACATCGTCTGTTGTTACGGAGGACACCGATATACTACTACCGCTAGTTGCTACATCGTGAGACGTATTTGTGCCGCCATCAAATACTATAATCCCATATCCCGCATCTCTGTCGCCTTCCTCCGTCATATTCAATGTGCCGCCGCTACTCACTGGGGCACTGGAAGCAATATTTAAATATTCATTACCGTTTGCTCCTGTAGTAGTTTGTTGAGACACAATAGTAGTTGTAGACCCCAAAGTTGACGTTCCTCCAAAAGAGTACTCATCAATCGTATCTGCAATTCGCCCGTGCGAAAAAAGCAACGCAAAATCGTCAGTAGAAACAGTGATGGTTCCGGTGCTTCCACGTGCACCTGTACCCTCCGTGGCGTCTACAAAGCTAATAGGGTTACCTTTAGGTATCGCTGCCCTAATCATCTTGTTTCTAAGCATTAGGCCGCACCCACAAAAGCGCCGTACAGAGTGCCATTAACGTGCCATAGCTCAATGACGTTATATCCCGTCGTTTCAAGCGTCGGAGCAGAGCCACCAACCCATGTGGTCGTAGGCCATGTGACTGTATAAGCAGAACCGTCATCAATCATCAGCGTGACATACTCACCGTCGCTCAGGTTTTCAGTAAGGGTCGTATTAGCAGTAAGGGTCTTATATTGAATCGTTCCGTTGGATGGGTCAATCAAGGTTCCAGTGAGGTTGTACTGCTGTTCTTTAACGGCGTTCTTAAATTCCGCAGTACCGTCGGAGGTGATGCGGAGGCGCTGTGCTGCGTTGACATTAAACGCCATATAGTTGCTGTTGTGGTTATACGTGATCCTACCAACCCCGTTGGACGTGTCAGAGAAAAATATCTGTGATGAATCGGTGGTGGTTGGAGATTTGATATTTATTGTTGATGAGCCTGTGGCAGCTTTTACCTCCAAGGGGTAAGCGGGCGCAGTCGTGCCGACTCCAAAGCGACCTGCGGCAGTAAACCTTCCGTACTCAGTGGTGGTTGTGCCGTCAAATCCTGCAAACTGAATAGTACCGTTGCTAGTGTTATTTCGGGCCTTAAACTGTGTACCTCCAGCAGAGTGGATAAAATCAAAATACTGATTCGTGCCGTCAGAATCCTGCACTCTAATAATTGCACTTGATTGGCTAATATGAAAAGAACTACCGGGGGTCGTAGTTCCCAATCCCAACCGACCCTCTGGGCTTAGGCGCATCTTTTCAGAAACTTGTACGCCCGATCCTCCTGTTGTAGTGGAGAACGCAATAGCGCCCGCTGCGCCTGTAGTGCTTGTGCTAACGCCTGCAATTGTAGCTCGGGGATTTCCCGCTCCTGGCCCCGATACGTCATCTGAGGAAAAATTAATAGTCCCGTAGCTCTGGCTTGCGTAACCAGAATCATTCAGTGTGCTGGTTAAAGAAAGAACAGGATTGCGGTCTTTAAAAATATCAAGCTCTGTTGCTGGTGTTTCGCCATTAATTCCCACGCTTCCCGCTGCTGTGAGTGTCAACGCAGTGCTTGCGGACGAGGATGAACGGAAGTCTGTTGCCTCAACGAAACCGTCTACAGTCACATTCGCATTGATTTCTAGGTTGCCAGTGCCATCAATTAAAAGATCAGGATTGACGGCAGAACCGTTTGTAAATAGCCCAATTGTTCCGTCCGCTTTTGCACTGAGACCACACCCACCTAAGTCATTTGATAAAACAGACTTCCGTTCATCCTCGTCCGCAAG